ACTTGGGTCCAAACGACGAAGATTTAGGGACAACAACAAAAGGTGTCAAGTATTCAGTGCTCTATATGAAAGCTATAAAAGCATTACAAGAGGCTATGACTAGAATAGAAACTTTAGAAGCAGAGGTATCTGCACTTAAATCAGGAGGCTAGAAAATGGCAGAAGCTAGAACAGACGAAGAGAAAGCACAAGCTTTCGCAGCTATGACCGGAAGTATTTCCGTGATTGATAATTGTCTTGATGACGATAATGATTTTTGCAATGACATGACCAAGGCAGGAAAGAAAGAGCGGGTCATGCGAAGCGCATCGTACATGAAGTATCAAAAAGAATTAGGCGATTGGGGTTCAGAAGACTTCACTGCGATTGACGCTGCTATCAAGAAAGCAGAAGACTACGATCCAAGTGCCTGAAGTCAGACAAGAATATAAAATGCATCCGTTACCATCTGTTTTTTTGATGGAAGCGATGCTGTCAGATAGGATGGTAAACGACCTTAATGACTATCTTGATGATCTTCTGAATCAAGATGACCGAGTATCCCATGCTGGTACGTTAGTAGGCCAGATTGGTAACGGCGAACAGCTTACAATGGATCACAACCACCCGAAGCTTGCTAAGTTCAACGAGCTTATACAAATCATGGGTGCGGATTATATTAAGAACTTTGCCGGCACTACGGTCAACCCCTTCAAAGAAAATCGTATTGTAGAGACAGACGAGCTATGGTCAGTCCATAGCTTTGCGGGTGATTACAACCCGATACACGACCATGGCACCAAGACCCTTATGGGTATCAGTTGCACTACTTGGACAAAAGTGCCAGACCAAATACTAAACCTCCCAACCTCTGGTACACCAGAGTATGGGTTGTATAATTCTAGTGGCCACTCTGATGGGTGTATTACTTTCAACTACGGTACAACGTCTTTGTTGGATAGTGAAAGATTGAGACCCCCACAAATGGTAGTTATGAAACCAGAAGTCGGAAAGTTTTTTATGTTCCCTTCTTGGTTACAACATAGTGTGTATCCCTTCAAGGGGGATGGAGAGCGAAGAACGGTAGCAGCCAATTTGAATGTTTGGAGAATAGCAGATGACGGAACAAAGCACTGAGGAAACACCCGTAGTAACCATCTTTGGCGAAGAGTACAAGATAGAAGATTTAAAGCCCGAAGAGCACCGTCAGATTGCTAGGCTACAAAATCTCAAAGCAAGATTTGAAAACACAATGAATCAGATTGTTGGTTTGCAGGAGGATGCACATGATCTTCAGCTTGCAATCGCCAAAAGAGAAATGGATCTTAAGAACTCTGTCAAAGCAGTAGAAGAGTCAGAAAAAGAAGTCGTTCAGTAAAATAGTGGACGAGGGACAGAAAGCTTTGCATGAGATACACACTCATGAACGAGAATGTGCCTTACGATATAAACGAATCGAAGAGCGCTTAGAACAAGGTTCAAAGCGATTCGATCGGCTTGAACGGCTTTCTTGGAGTGTTATAGTTCTACTTATAGGTAGCTTGCTAATACCAATTTATCTCGGAGTAAAATAGACATGAGTGAATCGATTAAAGTGCCGACGTGGGCGCTCCCAGCTTTAGGAGCTGCCATCGCCGTCGCAGTATCTTGGGGGGTTCTTCAGGCCAACACCGCTAATGCATCTGAAGAGAGAGCGAGGATTGAGCAGATTGCAGAGGAGGCAGTAAAAAAGGCTCAAAAGAACGGCCAGGCGATCGCCGTGACGGACCAGAAAGTTCAAGCAATAGTGGATTCGTTGAGCCGTCAGGAGAAAATTCAGGAGCAGACGAATACACAAATCCAAGCTCTGGTGCAGGCACTCCTGAACAAAAGCTAGAGTACGATCCAGAAGCACCTAATCTTTTTTGCGATCTACGAGAGTGGAACAAGTTACGGTTAGTCAATCCTCCCTCGAAACGCCACCAAGTCGCAAAATCTTGGTTACGTTTTAATTATCGACAGTGTGGCTACGGAGCGATGATTTATGTGCGAAACACCATGCCAAGAGTTTTGGGCACAGCTCATCAAGTTGACGTGGATGTCCTTACATGGGAGCTTGTCGCACCACAAGCTGAAAAAACTCAAGCCCTCAAGAGGAAAAGGCGTTTATGACCTTGATGGTTTTCATGTTAATTATGTTAGATGCTGCTGGTAATCGCACAGGATTAGAATTGGCATTTCGGGAATTAACCAGCTGCTTGGATTACCGCGATGCCCTGGTCACCCAGTCTGTTCATCCCCACAACTTCGTTGTCGGCAAAGGCACTAATAAATTCGACGCCTTTTGTGAAGTTAGATTGATTCAGTCCAGTGAAGCCGGTAAAGGTAACTATATTTTTAGAGATCCGGTAATTAAGAAAGAAGATGGCTGATATACCCCCCTTTCCTAATAGCGTTAATGCTGTTCAAATAGCACCGAAGCACCAAGTGCAAAAAATAGATACGGAGCGGATGCAAGGTCGAGAGATCAACGCAAAGCAAGAAGTGATTACAACGATATACGATGCAAAGGTTCTTACATATAAGAATGGACAGCTCAGCTATACAACCCCGAAAGTCACGGGTCAACACATTTTGGTGACAGTATGAATGCTAAAAAACTAGAACCGAAATCACGATACGCAGAGTATGATGTTGACGGTGACGGTACTGTTACTGACGATGAGTTAGCCAAACATCAGGAGATGCTTCGACTTGAACTCCAAGAAAACAAGGCGCAGTCGCAACGACAGATGGCCTGGGTTGCTGTTGGGAGTATGTGTGTTTTCGCTATTTTGCCTCTTGCTCCTTTTGTCCCAAGTGACCGCCTTGACACTTTAGCTTCAATTAGCGACATGCTATTTTTATCACAAGCCTCGATTGTCGGTTTGTACTTTGGAGCGACTGCTTACATGGCGAAACGATGAGCATACTCGGATCTCTGTTAGAGCCAGCTACAAAGCTCCTCGATAAAGTTATCGAGGACAAAGATCAGAAGAACGCATTAGCCCACGAGATTGCGACCATGGCCGAGCGTCATGCCCAACAACTCGCTCAAGGCCAGTTAGACGTCAACAAAGTGGAGGCTGCACACAAGTCCTTATTCGTCGCCGGGTGGCGCCCGGCAGTAGGATGGGTATGTGCGATCGGTCTTTTCTACAACGTAATACTCGCAAACATAATTGGCATCTGGGTAGATTTGCCGGAAATCGATACAACTTTATTAGTGCCGGTAATGATGGGAATGTTAGGTTTGGGCGCTATGAGGTCTTATGAAAAGGTGCAGGGGGTAAGCCGAGAGAAGTGACGATGTGGAGCGCATACCGTAAACTCAAAAGCATTTCTTTACCGCAACTCAACATATTCACGGCTAAGCCAGAAATCAAAGAATACAAAATGAGCGATTTTAAATACTTCAAAATAGAGGATTTCGATTGCCAAGAAACCGGCGAAAACGAGATGTCTACAGAATTCATAGAGCGTTTGGATGGATTAAGAAGCGTATGCGGATTCCCATTCATTGTTACCTCCGGTTACAGATCCCCCAGCCATAGCATAGAAGCGAGAAAAGAAACGCCGGGACAACATGCCCAAGGGATAGCTGCTGATATAAAAGTCGTGGGGGGCGCACAAAGACGGCTTCTAGTCGAGAAGGCTCTGGACATGGGCTTTACCGGTGTAGGCGTGGATAAGAACTTCGTTCATGTCGATATCAGGACTACGACTCCGGTTCTTTGGGTGTACTAATTCATTGTGGAGCTGTCCTTAAAAGATTTCGATATTCTGTCCCAGCAGGATCAAGCTGAGGCAATAGCGTTACTCAACCGGTACGACCAACTAAAAAAACAAGAAAGCTGTCGCTCTGATTTTATGGCTTACGTCAAACATCTTTGGCCAGATTTTATCGAAGGACGCCACCACAAGATCATTGCAGAAAAATTCAATCGTATTGCTCAAGGCAAGCTGAAGAGATTAATAGTTTGCCTGCCTCCAAGACATTCTAAATCTGAGTTTGCGAGCACGTACTTTCCAAGTTGGATGATGGGCCTGCGCGGAAACTTAAAAATTATTCAAACTACGCACACGGCGGAGCTTGCAACCTCGTTTGGACGGAAGGTTAGGAACTTGATCGATAGCTCAGAGTACAGCTCAATATTTCCCGACCTTAAATTGCAGGCGGATAATAAATCTGCTGGCCGTTGGACTAGCAACCAGCAAGGCGAGTTCTTTGCTGCTGGTGTTGGAGGCGCTATTACCGGACGAGGCGCGGACCTGCTGATTATCGATGACCCTCACTCTGAGCAGGATGCATTGTCTCCGACTGCCATGGAGAGCGCTTACGAGTGGTACACGTCAGGACCACGTCAGCGTTTACAGCCCGGCGGAATCATAGTGTTGGTTATGACGAGATGGTCAACCAAGGATCTGGTCGGCAAGGTTTTGAAAAAGCAGGGCGAAGAAAATGCGGATCAGTGGGAGGTTGTTGAGTTCCCCGCAATCATGCCTGAAACCGACACTCCGCTTTGGCCTGAGTTCTGGAAGAAAGATGAGTTGCTGTCTGTCAAAGCATCTTTGCCGGTCAGCAAATGGAACTCTCAGTGGTTACAAAATCCCACTGCTGAAGAGGGTTCGATTGTTAAAAGAGAATGGTGGAATCTATGGGAGGGTGATGTACCCGCTTACTCTTATGTTATCCAAAGTTATGATACCGCTTTCAGCAAAAAAGAAACGGCGGACTACTCGGCGATTACTACATGGGCTATCTTTAGTCCGGCGGACGGAGAGCCGGATCAAATACTACTGCTAGACGCAAAAAGAGTGCGGGTGGATTTTCCTGAACTAAAAAAACTAGCTTGGGAAGAATGGAAATACTGGGAACCAGACTGTGTTTTGATAGAGGCGAAAGCGTCCGGCACGCCTCTCACACAAGAGTTGAGAAGGATGGGTATACCAGTAACAGCTTATACTCCGAGCCGCGGCCAAGACAAAATAGCACGTATGAACTCTGTCGCTCCGATATTTGAGTCAGGCATGGTTTGGGCCACAGAAGATTTGTTCGCGGACGAGGTAATTCAAGAGATGGCTTCTTTTCCTTTTGGTGACCATGACGATTATTGTGACAGCGCCACCATGGCTTTGATGCGTTTCCGACAGGGGGGCTTTGTGTCTTTAGCTGAGGATTATGACCAAGAAGCAGATCTCCTACCGAGGAAACGAACAGTATATTATTAACCTACCCTAGAGTAGACTGAGGCGCTATGGCTATTGAACGAAGAGAGTTAGGGATAGAAAACAATCCTGATATTTCAGTCAGCGATAAGTCTATCGAAGTGATCCCAGAACCCAGTCGTCAGGATCTCATACGAGATGCGGCACAAATTCTCGTGCGCGACGAGGAGATACTCATCGATGATGAGATCGATGCACCTGAAGCGCCATCTGCTATTCCCTTCGATGCAAACTTGGTTGACTTGATTGATGAGAGTGAGCTACGAAGCTTGTCTAGCGATTTGCTCTCTAGCATCCGTAGTGACAAAGAGTCGCGAGCCGAATGGCAAAAAACTTATGTAGAAGGACTTAAGTATTTAGGCATGGCTGCTGATGAGGGGCGTTCTGAGCCTTTTGAGGGTTCGAGTGGGGTGATACATCCTATTCTCGCAGAGGCCGTCACGCAGTTTCAGGCGCAAGCGTATAAGGAAATGTTGCCAGCCAAAGGTCCGGTCAAAACACAATTGATCGGGCAAAGAACAGCAGAAACCGAGGCACAGGCCGATCGTGTTCAAGAGTTTATGAATTTTTACATCATGAACGTGATGAATGATTACGATCCAGAGTTAGATATGTTGCTCTTCTATCTTCCACTGGCTGGCAGTGCGTTCAAAAAAATCTACTACGATACGGTGCTCAATCGAGCCATATCCAAATTTATAGCTCCCGAGGATCTCATAGTCCCTTACGAGGCTAGTGATTTGTCGAGCGCTGAAAGAGTCACGCACTCGATATCGATGTCGCGTAACGAGATTAAGAAGCAGCAATTGTCTGGTTTCTATGCTGATGTCGAAATCAAAGAGACGTCTTATAATCCAGACGACGACTCCGACATTCAGAAAGAGATCGATGAGATAGAAGGCATGAGTCCCTCTTACGCGGAGTCGAGAGACCATACTGTTTACGAGGTTCACACTATATTGGACCTCAAGGGCTTCGAGGATCTTGATGGAGCGGGTAACCCGACCGGCTTGAAGCTACCTTATATCGTAACGGTAGATGAAAGCTCACAAACCGTTTTGTCAATCAGGCGCAACTACTTAGAAAGCGATCCTTACAAAAACAAAATCAATTTTTTTGTTCAGTATAAGTTCCTGCCCGGCTTGGGATTTTATGGGTTAGGACTTAGCCACATGATCGGAGGGTTATCCAAAGCATCTACTTCTATCCTGAGACAGCTGATTGATGCAGGCACGCTGGCCAACCTTCCGGCAGGTTTCAAAGCTAGAGGAATGAGAATCCGAGATGAGGATGAACCGCTCCAACCGGGTGAGTTTAGAGATATAGACACCACTGGTGGTTCCCTCAGAGAAAACTTGATACCGCTACCCATAAAAGAGCCTAGCAACGTGTTGATGAGTCTGTTGGGAATATTGGTTGATTCTGGCAAGCGGTTCGCAGCGATCGCAGACATGAACGTAGGCGACATGAATCAAGCCATGCCCGTCGGCACAACAGTAGCATTATTAGAGCGCGGCACAAAAGTGATGAGCGCCATACATAAACGGCTCCATTACGCTCAGCGTTTAGAGTTCGGACTGCTGTCGAAGTTGTTTGCGGAATATCTACCTCCGACTTACTTTTACGAAACTGGCACTGGGCCGCGAGATATCAAACAAACAGACTTCGATGATCGAATCGATGTCATACCAGTAAGCGACCCAAACATATTTAGCCAGAGCCAGCGTATAACGCTCGCTCAAGAGCTTTTGCAGATGGTGCAATCAAACCCACAAGTGCATGGTCCCAACGGTATTTATGAGGCTTACAGGCGCATGTACGGAGCGTTGGGGGTAGACAACGTAGAAAGCTTGTTGCAGCCGCCACCCGACATGACGCCTAAGCCTATAGACGCAGGATTAGAAAATAGTGGTTTTTTGATGGGCCAACCGGCGCAAGCCTTCGAGGGTCAAAACCATACGGCTCACGTGGAGACGCACCGTGCGTTATTCTTGACACAAGTGGTCAGAGAGAATCCACAAATCCAAGCTATGATCATCAGCCACATCATGCAGCATTTACAGTTTCTTGCTGCTGAGATATCTAGGCAGCAAATGCCGCCGGAGTTGATGGAGCGTATATCGCAAGTACAACAGCAGCTTGGTCAAATGCCGTTGGATCAACAAGCGATGGTAGCTCAACAAATCCAGATGATGCTAGATCAGTTTGCGTCTCCCATTATGGCGCAGCTTAGCGCAGAGTTTTTACAATCAATCGGACAAGGATCAGACGATCCGCTGGTTGATATTAGAAAAGCCGAAGTCGCTTTGCGGGACAAAGAGCTAAACCAAGAACAGGAACAATTTGACGCTAAGCGGGAAGAAAGGGCGCAAGAGAAACTTTTAGAGAACGAGATTCAGCGGCAGCGCATTAATGTACAAAAAGAGGTTGCCGATGATAAACTCGATGTAGCGCTCCAGCGGTTGCAGCAACAAGCTGAACTGAAACTGTTAGAGCTTGAACAAAAAATGCGGGGGTAGTCCATGACAACGAGTTATAAACTAGCTGCGATCGCTGAAAAACGAGCACAGAAGAAACTTGATAGAGAAGCAGAGGAGCAGGCTCTATCTGCTGCACGCAAGGCAGCTGGAGAAAAACAAGCTGCAAGTGAGGCTCGACTAGCTGCGAAACTGGAAAGGATCGCGAGCGGAGTGGTTGCAGAGCCAGAGCCAGAGCCGGAGCCAGAGCCGGAGGTCGTAGAGGAGCCAGTGGCTGAAAAAGCCCCTCCGAAGAAAGCGCCAGCTAAGAAAAGAGGCAGACCAAAGAAAGCATAGGAGCTGACATGGAAGGTTACGAAAAACTAAAACTCACCAAGAAGACGATAGAAAAAACTGTCGATGGAGAGAGGAAGAACGCAGGCGTTGAAAAGATAGTAAACGCACGTGGCGGAGGCGCGGCTACTAAAGGACTAGAGTTCAAAGTCAGAAACTAATGAATGACTTTGCCCTGCTCGACAGGGTCAAAAAGGCAATATCTGATAGGAGATCGCAAATTAGTGAGACGCTAATGAGCGGCGGATTGAAAGATATAGAACATTATAAATTTTTGCAAGGTGAACTGTCTGCGCTATACTTTGTCGAATCGGAGATAAAGGAATATAACAAGGACATATAATTCATGGTTGATGCAGTCAAGAAAGCGACGGACGCATACGTGGATTCTGAAGACCGCGTACTAGACCCGACGTTGCTCGACAAAACAATCCTAGAAAGAATGCCTCAGCCTTCGGGCTACCGTATGTTGGTTCTACCTTACGGGGGGAAGAAACACTCAAAGGGCGGAATCCTGCTCACTAACGAAACCGTCGAGCGTGAAGCTCTTGCCACTTTGGTTGCTTATGTAGTCAAGATGGGTCCATTGTGTTACCAAGACGAAAGCAGGTTTGGTGGAACCGCTTGGTGCGAAGAAGGACAGTGGGTGTTAATCGGACGTTACGCAGGCTCTAGATTCAAATTAGAGGATGGCGCTGAGGTTCGTATCATTAACGACGACGAAGTAATAGCAACCATCTTAAATCCCGATGATATTGTGAGTGTATGACATGATAGAAAACCAACAAGAAGCCCAAGAGCAGCCGCAAGAAGAAATCGAAGTCCAGATACAGGACGACGTCCAAGCCGAATCTGGAGAGCAAGTCAGCCCCGAGCAGGAGCTTGATAATTACACCAAGACGGTTAGCAAGCGGATCAACAAAAAAAATCAGCAGATTAAAGCTGCTGAGGATAGAGCCGCTCAGCTGGAGCAAATGGTTCGGCAGCAACAAGCACAAATCAGTGCTTTGGCTCAGTCTCAGCAAGCGCAGCAAGCGACAGTGCTTCAGAAAGAAGAGGAGGCTCTTCAGGCGAAAGAGTTACAGGCAGACGAGCTGTATAAGAAAGCAGTCGAGTCTGGAGACGCTGGCTTGATGAGCAAGGCAGATTCTTTGAAGTCTGACATCAGCATCCAGAAAGAAAAGATACGATTAGCTAAGAACAGGCAGCAACAAGCGCCTCAAGAGCAAGTCGTTGATCAATCCTATTACCAACAACCAGCAATGCCGCAACAGCAGGCTCCTCAGCAAGAGCCTACCCCAGAGGCTTTGGACTGGTACGAGAAAAATCAGTGGTACGGTAAAGACGAGGAAGCTACTCAGTTTGCCTTCTTCCAACACAATATGTTGGTGGCGGAGGGATATGAAGCAGACTCGGATGAGTATTATGACGCTCTGAACCAACGTATCAAAAGAGTTTACCCAAACTTGTCTAGTACAGGTGGGGGTGACGGTCAAAATGAGACGCAACCCTCCGTGCAAAGAGTTGCCTCAGCTTCCGTTGGAAGTCGTCAGCAAACACGTAGTAACAGCAAAAACGGCGTAACTTTCTCGGCTTCCGAGGTCGAGCGCCTTCGCGGACTGAAACCACACAACATGTCTGAACAAGATTGGTTGAAAAGGGTTGCAGCAGAAAAGCAAAAGATTGCTCAACGGGAGGCATCAGCATGACAGAAGAAAAGAAGGTTACGAATCGAAACTCACGTGCATCCGAGGACCACGATAAAAGCACTCGTAGAAAACCATGGAGGCTGGTGCGAAAGCTCGAAGCTCCCCCTCCACCACCCGGTTACGAATATCGGTGGATAAGGAGCGATATGCTTGGACAAGAGGACCGTGCAAATGTTTCTCGACGCATCCGTGAGGGTTGGGAACTCGTCAGACATGAAGAGTTACCGCCTGAGTGGCAGCATATGTCCAGTCTAGAAGTGGGCCGAAACACTGGCGTTATTAATAACGAAGGTTTGCTTTTGGCTAAAATGCCGATCGAGACGATTGCAGAACGTAACGCTTATTACGAACAGAAAAACGTAGATGCCGTTGAGGCTCTTGATAATACGGTTTTCAACGATGCTGGACGTGATAGTCGGTACGTTAAATACAATCCTCGTCGGGATACCAAGGTTACCTTCGGTAAACAATAGAGGAAAAACTCATGGCGAATAAAGACGCTGCCTTTGGCATGAAGCCAGTCAAGATGATTGGTGGAGCGCCTTATAGCGGGGGCCAGAGTCGATATCGTATTGCTGCGAACTATGGAACTGCAATATTTCAAGGCGATATGGTAGCTCAGGTCACCGGTGGAACCGTCGAGGTTCATGCTGACGGGGGTACTGTACCCATCGTTGGCGTTTTTAACGGTTGCCAATTCACTGACCCCAGCACGGGTGAGCAGAAATTCAGCAACTTCTATCCAGCTAGTACAAATGCGGACGACATTATAGCGTTTATCATTGACGACCCCAGTGTCATATTTGAGATACAATGTAACAGTAGTTTCCCGGTCGCAGACCTCTTCGGGAACTTCGATATTGTATATACCACGGCTGGTAGTACCGTAACTGGCATATCCGGCGCTGAGCTAAACGTCTCTGACGGGGGAACTGGAACGACTTTGTCTGTTAAGGCAATCGACATTTCAGAAGACCCTGAAAACAACGACGTGGCTTCAGACGCAACCAACGTGTATGTCGTAATTCAAAACCACATATTTGGCGTTAAAGGCGCTGGATTAGCTTAAGGAGAATGATTTATGGCTATTTCTAGAGCACAGTTGGCCAAGGAACTTGAACCCGGACTTAATAGTTTGTTTGGAATGTCATATGACAGCTACGGGGGTCAAGAATATGCTGATATATTTACAGTAGAGGACTCTCAAAGGGCGTTTGAAGAAGAAGTGCTTCTGACGGGCTTTGGGGCAGCGCCGACTAAGGTCGAAGGCGCTGGTGTCGCTTTTGATAATGCAAACGAGGGGTTTACGGCGAGATATACGCATGAAACTGTCGCGTTAGCATTTGCGCTTGAAGAAATCGGTGGGCGTGCTGCGTAGGAATACGCAGCTAATAAACGTGGTGAATTCAGGGAACCTCTCCATGGAGACAATCCTGAGCCAAGCCTCGAAAGAGGAAGGTGCAACGACTATCCTGAAAAGGAGTACGGCCAAGCGGTCGGAAGCGCCACGCACCCAGAACGGGTGAAGATATAGTCTGGTCTGCATGGTGACATGCAGCGGTTCTGGAAACAGAACGGGGTCGAGAGTAGCGAATCGATCTGAACAAAAAAAGTTGTTATAAATCAACAACTTGCGAACCGAAGAAGCGATAGAGGATAACCTTTATGACTCTCTAGGTAAGAGATATGTGAAAGCGCTCGCGCAATCCATGGCTCATACCAAAGAGGTGAAAGGTGCGGATGTACTGAACAATGCGTTCAGCTCGTCTTTTACTTTAGGTGACGGTGTTTCTCTGATTAACACGGCGCACCCGCTGGCTGGCGGTGGCACTGCTGCGAACAGAGCGACAACGATGGCCGACCTCAATGAAACCTCACTAGAGGATGCATTGATTGACATCTCTACCTTTACCGACGATCGAGGTCTTACGATCAGCGTACAGGCAACTAAGCTTGTGGTTCCACCACAGTTAGTATTCGTTGCTGACCGTATACTGAACTCGCCCGGTCGAGTAGGGACCGCGGACAACGACTTGAACTCAATCAGGAATACAGGGGTTATTCCGGGTGGTTACACAGTGAACCATTACTTAAATGACCCTGATGCGTATTTCTTGTTGACTACGGTCACCGAGTCTGGCGAAGGTCTCAAAATGTTCCAAAGAACTGCCATGGAAACTTCCATGGAACCTGACTTCACTACTGGCAATTTGTTGTACAAAGCCAGGGAGCGTTTCAGTTTTGGGGCGAGTGATTGGAGGGGTGTATACGGTTCACAAGGAGCCTAACTCCCTGAAGTTACTAAGAAAAAAATATTTTTCGAGGGGCTGCGAAGCCCCTTTTTTTTTGACCGCAGAAAAGTGAATATCGCTCCCGTGCTTTATAGCTTATAATTTTCTTTGTATAAAAAGTTGCACAACGACACGGGATGTCATACAATTATCTCGTAACTTGAAAGACCGGAGATACAAATGGAATTGAAACTAGACTGGACAGAAGAGCAGCTCGGACCTGACGGACGATTCGTCAGCACTGCGAAGCCTGACTCAGACTTCTGGACTGTTTGGCGTGAAAAGAAAGCTCAAGTCAAACAGGCTGGTTACTCAGTGCGTAAGATAGATGGAGCGTGGGTTGTAAGCCGACACCGTGACAACAACCAAGCGATTGCAGAATCTCAAGCAGTCGATGCGGACATCGAGATCCCAGCGCCCGAGGGTTTGTCTTATCTTCCTTACCAGAAAGCAGGTATCGCTTACGCGGTTCAACGTCAAGCCACCTTGATCGGTGACGAGATGGGGCTTGGTAAAACCATTCAAGCGATCGGCGTCATCAATGCTACCGCACCAAAAACTGTTTTGGTTGTTTGCCCAGCGTCCCTCAAGATCAACTGGAAAAACGAGATGACCAAGTGGTTGGTAGCTGACCGTGACATCCAGATTGTCAACGGTGGTGGTGAGCAGATTCCCGAAAACCCTGACGTTGTCATCATAAATTACGACGTGTTGTCAAAGCATCAAACTGCGATTAACTCTCGTACTTGGGATCTGGTTGTGATGGACGAGGCACACTACATCAAAAACCCCAAGGCAAAGAGAACCGCTGTCGCTGTCGGTATCAAGGCTGATCGTAAGGTTGTCCTTACTGGCACGCCGATTACTAACCGTCCGATTGAGCTGCAACCGATTGCTGGTTACTTAGACCCAGTCAACTTTGGCAACTTCTTCAAGTTTGGGTTGCGTTATGCAGGAGCTTACAAGGATCGATTTGGTTGGAACTTCAGTGGAGCTTCAAACCTTAACGAGCTTCAACGCAACCTCAGACAGTCTTTCATGATTCGCAGAAAGAAGGACGAGGTGCTCAAAGAGTTACCTTCTAAGGTCCGACAGATTATTGTTCTACCTAACACCGAGTACGGTGACGAGATGCAGAGAGAGTTCGACTCTATGGCTGACGCGGTTGCTGAGACCAGCACTGCCGAGATCGAGTTCGAGCGTATGTCAGGCGTAAGACACGATACTGCGTTAGCTAAGGTTGGTGACGTTGTAGAGCACGTCTCTGCGATTGACCATCAGGTTGTGGTTATGGCGCATCACAAAGATGTAGTCGAAGGCATCAAGAGAGGCCTAGAGTCAGTAGGTAAGCGTGTCGTTACTCTTACCGGTGACTGCAACCCAGCGCACAGACAAAAGTCTGTAGAGACTTTTCAAGCTGGCGAAGCAGATGTTTTCATTGGCACTATCGGTGCAGCTGGCGTAGGCATTACTCTTACTTCGGCAAGCCACGTAGTTTTTGCAGAGCTAGACTGGGTTCCTGGCAATGTCTCGCAAGCTGAAGACAGATGCCACCGGATCGGACAAAAGAACTCTGTTCTGGTTCAGCACCTTGTCGTTGATGGATCGATCGATGCTAGGCTGGCTCAAACATTGGTTAATAAGCAGAGGGTTCTAGACAAGTCACTCGACAATGTCGTAGTGGATGAGCCTGTAGCATTGGAGGATATTGCCCTTGACGTTCAAGCAGCAGAGAAGACGTTTACTAGAAAAAACAAGCAGCCTAAAGCACTACCTAAAGCTGACGTGGTTAGAATTCAGGATTTTGTTGTTACGGTGGCAAACAACTGTGACGGTGCGGTGGAGGAAGATGGTTCGGGTTTTAACCAAGTAGACACTGATTTCGGTAAGGCGATCGCTTACCTAGACTCGTGGAGTCCTGCTATACAGCACGCAGCAAAGAAAATGGTCAGAAAGTATAAAAGACAGATCATTGCCGCGGGTTATGCTAAAGAATACGAGGAGGTGTACGGATAAGAAGAAAGGGCTTCGGCCCTTTCCTTTCTCTCTTTTTTTGGTGCTATACTCCAGAGGTCAACTATGGTAACCGAGTGGTTCGGTTACTGGTTCAAAGGAGGACTATAGCAATGACAACACATTTTACTTCTGGTGTAACCAACGTCTCGGCAGATGGAACACTGGGCAAACTCAAAGCTCCCGCACCTCACAAGTATCACAGTTACTTCAATGACTTCGATACCTATCTAGCGTCCGACTGGACTATCACCACAACAGAAGGCGGATCTGGCAATGCTAGTGAAGCGCTTACTGACGGTGATGGCGGTTTGTTGTTGATAACCAACGACGACGCAGATGACGATCACGATTTTTTGCAGTTAGTGAAGGAAGGTTTTAAGTATGAAGCTGGCAAGCAACTGGCGTTTAACATACGGTTCAAAACTAGCGATGCTACACAGAGTGATATCGTTGCTGGCTTACAACTCACTGACACAACACCCTTAGATGTCACTGACGGTGTTTTCTTTTTAAAGTCTGATGGAGCTACTACGGTTACTTTTGTGGTCGAAAAAGACAGCACACAATCAACTTTGGATTTGCCTAACGCATTAGCTGACGACACGTTTATGACGGTCGGCTTTGTTTACGATCCAAAGGATCAGAAGTTTCATGTTTTCCAAAACAATGTTTTGGCTGGAACGGTCGTGAACACAAATGCTCCCGACGATGAAGAACTAGCTTTGTCATTCGGCATTCAGAACGGAGCTGCCGCGGCTAAAACTTTGACGGTCGATTACATAGGCGCTCAAAAAGAACGCACTGCTGTAACTGAACTTTAACAGGAGGTGAAACATGGCTGATGCCGTAGCTTCACAAACTATCCAAGACGGTGAGCGAACCGCTATCATGCGGTTTACCAACGTGTCGGATGGCACAGGTGAGTCAGCAGTGAAGAAGGTAGATGTTTCTGCGTTAGCCGCGAACTCAGCTGGCCAAGCTTGTACCGAAGTCCATATCCAACGGATCTATTGGATGACTGTCGGTATGAGCGTCAAGTTAGAGTTTGACGCGACATCGAGTGTCCTGCTTACACATATCCCAGCAGATGCGACGGGCGATGAGTACTACGATAACTTCACTGCCATCCCAAACAATGCTGGGTCAGGCAAAACTGGCGATATAGATTTCACCACCGTGGGTCACTCTAGTGGTGACAGTTATATGATTATTCTCGAAATGATCAAAAAATATGACTAGGAGTAACTCATGAGCCAGCTGCCAACATTTGGAGATGTCGATCCGCGGTTCTTCCGCAGACCTCCGTTTCTTCCCATGGGAGATATGGAGTTCGGGCAAAGGCCAGGCGGAATAGGTCGTTTGTTCGGTGGTATGCCTATGCAACGAATGCCAATGAGATTCAGTCCATTTGGCGGTGGTGGATTTTTCGGAGGCTTCGGAGGCTTCAGACCTAGATTCCGACGTCGCCCTCGTCCGCAGATGCCGGATTTTGCGGGACAGATCACTACTCTGGAAGATAAGATCCGGCAGCTGCAAGAACAGTTAGCAGCGCGACAAACTGCTACGCCAATGGCACCAGCGGTTCCTGACGTCATGCCAGATAATGTGCCTTTGCCTTTTGTTCCTCCTCCTGAAGTGACAGGTATGGAAGGAGCAGGCGGCTTTGCCGGAACCATGGGCGGTATGGGGCGTGTTACCATTCCGAGAATAGATGTTGAGGAGATACGCAAGAATATCGAAGCGATGCAGATGGAGCCTGCTGTTGGAATGATTTCCGACGGGCAGTTAGATAACTTTGTTCCGCCGCCACCCCCGCCTCCTCCTGTCATGCCAATCGTAGATGAAACCCCGACACGAGGTGGATCACTGGCAGCATCTGACATGGGCGGCAGGCGAGGCATGAAACCTCGTCCGGTTAAACCAATAGGAACTGAAAGAGTACCGGTGGCTCCAGCGGTTACTCCCGCAATAGTACCGCCGCCTCCCGGAACGCCGATGGTCGATCTGAATATGATGTTGCCCAACGTACCAACGCCAGTAATGAACATGCCAGCACCAAACTTGAATTTGGGATTAGGTAAAATGCCCATGGGCAGAATAGGAATGAGGTAATGACGCAGAGAAAAATAAACAAGATAGTTAAGGGCTTGGAAAAAGCGAGTAAGACGCACGCTAAGCAAGCGAAAACCTTGAAAACCATCAAGATGAACGGGGGCGGTAGCGCCAAAAAAAAGAAAGACAACATCCCTGATAACGTCGCAAATCCCAGCTTGTATCGCAAAGCAAAGGCGAAAGCAAAAGCGAAATTCCGGGTATACCCTTCAGCGTATGCAAATTCTTGGATGGTCCGGGAGTACAAGAAAATGGGCGGAAAGTACAAAGCTTCGATGGGCGGAGAGGCTACTTTATCACCCAAATCCGGTTTAAAACCGATACCTAAAGAAAACAAAGGTCTACCAAAACTGCCTACCAAAGTGCGTAACCGTATGGGCTATATGTCCACGGGAGGTACGGCCATGATTCAGGCAAGAGGTTGTGGAGCCATCGATCCGTCTAAACAAAAGATGACGAGAGTCCCACGCAGCTAATGAAGAAAAAACGAGATCCAAAAGTTGGCACTGGTAAAAAGCCAAAAGGATCTGGTAGACGGCTATACACCGACGAGAATCCTAAAGACACAGTAAGCATAAAGTTTGCTACGATGAAAGACGCGGACGCTACAGTCAGAAAAGTAAAACGTATCGACAAACCGTTTGCTCGTAAGATACAGATTCTAACCGTTGGTGAGCAGCGTGCTAAAGTAATGGGAAAAACTGGTATAGCTAACGTGTTTAAGCGAGGCAAAGAAGCGATTAGGAAGGCCCATGGCAAAGCCTAAAGGCGGACTGAAGGAATGGTTCGGCAAAGGCCCAAAAGGTGATTGGGTTGATATCGGTGCGCCAAAGAAAGACGGTAAGTTTCAGAAGTGTGGGCGGTCTAGCGCTAAAGATAGCAAGCGAAAATATCCTAAGTGCGTGCCAAGGTCGCAAGCTAAACGTATGACCAAAGGTCAGATAGCGTCAGCTGTAAGAAGAAAAAGATCTAAACCACAAGGTGTTGGTGGGAAACCAACTAATGTAAAAACCATGGTGGCTAAATCTGGAGGTGCGGTTCGTAAGACCGGTAACATGGGCTTGTTTGGTAGGGTATAGGAGGCAGTATGTATCGAAAAACGTCTAAGAATGCGTCAATGGCTAAAAAGTCCAAGGGCAGCAGGATGATGAAAAAGTCGAAAGGCGGAGCGTTAATGAAGAAGTCGAAAGGCGGAGCGTTAATGAAGAAGTCGAAAGGTGGCGCTCTTATGAAGAAATCTAAGGGTGGTGCTTTGATGAAGAAATCTAAGGGTGGAGCCTTGATGAAGAAATCGAAAGGCGGTGCTCTAATGAAGAAGTCGAAGGGCGGGGCGCTTATGAAAAAATCGAAGGGTGGCGCTCTTATGAAGAAATCGAAAGGCGGATCTCTTAATAAAAGGTTCCGAAAGAAGTAAACCGTGTCTTATCTGATTAGCAACATTCCTCACTTCAAATGTTGGGTGAGGAGAGAGTTCACGCACAACCACGAAAAGTATCAAGACGAATATTTGCACGCCTTGGCTATTGCGGTGAATACGATACCAGACAGGTCTTTGAGCTTTCAGGTGGTTTTTACCGGTTGCGAATCAGACTGTGAAGACTGGGACGAAGGCAATATTCATGGTGGCGCTATGTGGGCAAGAATGCCCATACAAGGCTTGGTTTTTGACATGCCATTAGAGGACTTTCCTGTCGCTATGGAAGATCATTTAGCGCAACCATGGGACTGTGAATCTCGTCACCATGCAGTTACCGTGATGGATAGAGTAAGTTCTTCCCCATGGATTGCAAAAATCGATGGTGATTTTTATCAGGCCAAATATTTGTTTACGGTGGATTACACAGACTCGCACATAGCGGATGACCCAGCACAACACAAACAGAGTCACGTATGTTATATAACAGAGGAGTGTGGCTGGAAGGGAAATATCATTGCTTTACCCAACAACAGAGTAAGAGCGACCAGTCCTGCTCTTTGGGTGACTGGAGACGGAGCGCCTGACTTCAAACCCTCGCAGTGGGCGCATAGCGCCGAGGGTCATGAAAGCTATTTAGATCCGGCGATTACTTTTGACAACTTGTACGAGGATTGATATGGCGCTTTCTGGTAGTAAAAATTTTGAACCGGATGTCTCAGAGTTTGTAGAGGAGGCGTTTGAAAGATGCGGGTTAGAGCTGCGTACCGGTTATGACTTACGGACCGCCAAGCGCAGCATAAATATTATGTTAGCTGAGTGGGCAAACCGCGGTTTGAACCAGTGGACGATTAAAGAGGTGGATATCACCATGGTGAAAGACACCGCCACCTATAACATTGACTCTACCAATGCGACCGCTCCTATTGACGTGTTGGATGCCTACATCAGAGAAACGATAAACAGCGAAACCGTAGACTTCCCTCTAAATAAAATTGGCAGAGCGGAATATGCAAATCTGGCAAGCAAATCCTCTACCGGCAAACCTAATCAGGTTTTTGTCAACAAACAAACAACGCCGACTATTACGGTATGGCCCGTGCCTGATAAAAACAGCACATACACTGTACGATTGAATGTGCTAACTCGGATGGATGATGCAGATGGGGCCACAGATACGATGGACCTGCCATTCCGGTTTTTCCCATGTTTTACGGCTGGCCTTGCTTATTACATATCGATGAAGAAAGCGCCCGATCGTACACCCATGTTGAAGTCTGTTTACGAAGAAGAGTTTACGAGAGCTTTATCACAGGACGAGCCTCGTACAAGCTATAGGATAGCGCCGGATCTAGGTCGCTATAACTCCGCGTAATGGCTTTCGCTAGGGGTAAAGAAGCTTATGGGATCTGCGACATAACAGGGTTCCGTTATAAGCGCAGAGAGATGAAAAAGACTTGGGATGGTTTGATTGTCGGACCCGATCAATTCTCACCGAAACACCCGCAGCTGGACCCGAAACCTAAGCCGAATGATCCCGAAGCGATTCGCAACCCCCGACCTGAGACCTCAGTAGACAACACTTCCTTTGTGTTGTACACAAATGTGGACAAAGGTATACTCGGCACCAAGCTAGAGACTTATCAAATAGCAGTAAGTCTCGGAGAGGTAACCATAACGACGTCATGAGTTTCACACTAGCAACACTGAAAACAGCGATCCAAGATTACTTAGAATGTACGGAGACGACTTTTGTTACGAATCTTCCCACATTTATAAAAGAGTCGGAATCTCGTATTTTCAAACTGGTCGAGTTGCCAAAGCAACGTAAGAATGTCCAAGGCACACTGACTACCAATAACAGGTTTTTAGCAACGCCCACAGACTTTTATGCGCCGTTTAGTGTAGCGATCATATCGAGTAACACCTACACCTATTTGGATTACAAGCATCCGTCGTTTATCAAAGAGTTTGCGCCGTCCACCGCGACTCGCGGACAACCGCGGTACTATTCTTTGTTTGACGACACCGCTTTTGAGGTGGGTCCGGTCCCTGACGCAGATTACACCGTAGAAGTTCATTATCTTCATAAGCCGACTTCCTTAACGGCGGGTGCAGAGAGCGGAACTACTTTCCTCTCGACTGATTACCCTGACGCCCTTTTGTATGGTTCTCTAGCTGAAGCAGCGGTATTTTTGAAAGAAACTCCAGACGTCATTGCGACGTTTGAGAACAGATTCAAAGAAGCTATCGCTAGAATCAAAACCATAGCAGAGGGTAGAGAGACTCGTGACGAGTATCGCTACGATATGCTGAGAATAGGAATGAGGTAATGTCTCGGATAGAGTCGCTTGAGGGCGCTCATGTTGCGATAGTTGCACTAGGCAACTCACAAGTTGATTACGCTATAGGCAAAGAAAACAGCGTTGAATGGGATGAGGTTTGGACCGTCAACTCAGCAGCAGCTGTCTACAAATCTGATCGCATGTTTATGCTAGACCCCGCCAGTCGGTTTCTTGATACAGAAGATGCTGGTGGTCAAACAGAAGTCATGCGTAAGTTTCTGCCGCAATGTGACGTGCCTTGTTATACCAGTGAGCTAGACGAGCGTGTTCCTACAGCCGTTTTGTATCCGATCGAAGAGGTGATACAAGACACTAAATGTGCTTACCTGAATAACACAATACCAATGACAATTGCCTTCGCTTACTGGAACAAAGTGAGTCGTATAGATCTATTTGGCATCGATTTTAGTTATCAAAACAACATCCACTTCGCGGAAGCTGGCAGGGCTTGCGTGGAGTTCTGGTTAGCGAAATGCATGGAAGCAAAAATTGATATCGGCGTTTCTCATCGATCTGGGTTACTAGATCAGAACGTGCCTCTCCATGAACGCATTTATGGCTTTCATCGATTGCAAGATCCGGTGGTGGCAGTCAAACATGAAGATGACTGGATAGTTTGTAAAAATTCACAAGTGGAAAAAGCTATGAAAAAAGCGGGAATACAACCGACACAACCGCCTTCTGCACCGGAGCCATACCGTGGCTGAGTTAGGCAATGACGGTTTGTTGAAGCTGGGCAGTGTCTCAGTAGAGACGACCGAGAACAAGGGTCATGATCCAGAGTTTTGGGCCAGACGCATAACCAATAAGATTTGCTCAGTTTCCGCGGACTCTGCACCGCATATCAGGCAGCAGGCGGAGGCTTTCCAAAACTATATATATGCAGTAGTGTTACAAGGAGTGAAAAACGCTATCATTAGTGACCGTACCACGATGGTCAATTTGTTGAATCAACAGGGCCATCGCGACATGGCCAAAATAATCAAGGAGTTGTAAGTCATGGCAATATCGAGCGCGATCCCGACCAGTTTCAAGCAAGAGCTGTTGGTAGGAACCCATAATTTTACCGCGACGTCCGGTAACTCTTTTAAGCTCGCTCTTTACACAAGCTCCGCTACTTTGGGTGCAACCACCACCGCCTTCACTACTACTGGACAAGCGTCTGGAACCAACTACACGTCAGGCGGAGCAACGCTGACTTCAGTAACTCCAACAACGTCTGGTACCACGGCCCTATGCGACTTTGCAGACCTGGTTTTCGGTACTGCTACCATTACGGCACGTGGGGCAATGATCTATAACGACACACAATCGGATAAAGCGGTTGCGGTCATAGACTTCGGTGGTGACAAAACAAGCACGGCTGGAAACTTTACGATCGTTTTTCCAGCGGCCAACGCAACAGCTGCAATAATCAGATTAGCTTGAGCCTAAAATTTTTGTGGTAGACTTTTGCAATGCCACTTACCACGTTTAATTTTCGTCCGGGGATTAACAAAGAAGAAACGGACTACGCAAACGAAAATGGTTGGGTAGACGGTAATCTCATTCGTTTCCGAAAAGGCAGGCCAGAAAAGATTGGCGGCTGGGAAAGACAATCAGAAGATAACACTTACCTCGGCACTGGCCGAGCGTTACATAGTTGGGTGTCTCTCGGAGCCGCGAAATATTTAGGGATAGGCACAACTTTTAAATACTACATAGAGTCCGGTGAGGCTTACAATGACATTACCCCGATAAGGTCAACGACCAGTGCGGGTGATGTTACGTTTAGTGCGTCTGACGGTTCATCTACAATTACTGTGACCGATACCGCTCATGGAGCAGAAACAAACGACTTTGTAACTTTTTCTGGAGCGTCTAGTTTAGGCGGCAACGTCACCGCTGCTGTTTTGAATCAAGAGTACCAGATACTGTTAGTGACCGGCACAAACACGTACACAATTACGGCGAAGGACACGAGCGGGGCTACTGTGACGGCGAACAGCTCAGATAGCGGCAACGGGGGCAGCAGTGTCGTTGGCGCATATCAAATAAATGTCGGGTTGGATATTTATGTACCGAGCACAGGATGGGGAGCAGGAACTTGGGGCGCTGGCACGTGGGGAAGCTCATCCGCGATAACCGCTGCTGGTCAATTGAGGATTTGGACTCACGATAATTTTGGAGAAAACTTAATTATAAATCCGCGAGGCGGGGGCATATTTCGCTGGGTTGAAAACAACGGATTAACAACGCGAGCCTTAGAACTACAAGGGATCAGCGGGGCGAGCAAAGTGCCAACCGTGGGTTTGCAAGTTATTACAAGTGAAGTGGACCGCCACCTGATTGTGTTAGGAGCAGACCCGATCGACAGCTCTTCAGGGAACAGAACCGGAGTGATAGATCCTATGTTGGTCGCTTTCTCCGACACCGAAAACGAACTCGACTTCAATCCGACAGCGACGAACACCGCTGGATCTGTTCGATTATCCGCTGGCAGCTTGATTGTCGGAGGCATCAAGGCGAGACAAGAAGTTTTGATTTGGACGGACACAAGTCTCTACTCAATGACTTTTATAGGACCACCGCTAACCTTCGCTCTCAACTTGTTGAACGAAGGCGCTGGTTTGGTTTCGCCAAAAGGCGCAGTAAACAGTCCGGTCGGCGTATTTTTTATGGCGAAGAACGGTTTTTACTTTTATAACGGATCGGTCAAAAAGATGCCGTGCAGCGTGCAAGATTACGTGTTCAGTGATCTTAACCTCACACAAGCGTTCAAGTGTTTTGCCTCGTTAAGCGCAGAGCACTCTGAGATTTGGTTTTGGTATGTATCGATAGAGGACAATACCGACGAGATTAGTCGATATGTCATTTATAATTACGAGGAGCAGAGCTGGAGTATAGGATCATTGGTCCGCTATAGTTGGTTGGACGCTGGTATCAACGATAAGCCTGTAGCGGGAGCGAAAGTTTCTGACGCTGGGGTAATTTACATACACGAGCAAGGTTTTAACGACGATGATAGCGCCATGTCAAACGTCTTCATCGAGTCAGCTGATATTGATTTGGGCGATGGCGAAAACTTTATGTTTGTCAAAAAGATGATACCGGACATTAAGTTCTCGAAGACAAGCGGAATATCTAACACACCGGCTATGAACATCGTGGTGAAGAGAAGAAACTACAACGCGGAATCTTTATCAACTGATTCTACTAACCAAGTTACAGAGTCCACAAGCTTCCACAATTTAAGAACCAGAACGCGACAAGTTGTTTTGAGATTCGAGTCGGATGACGATAACGACGAAATAGATCGTAAAGATTACAAGTGGCGTATCGGTAACACTCGCCTAGATATACAGCCATCCGGCAGAAGAGGATGATGCGTGACGAAGCTTTTAGAAACTCGTCTACCATTAGCCACAGGCGAAGAAGTCACTGCCGACACGTTTAACAGACTAGTTCGTATTCTCGAAATTAACCTCGGCTCTAAGGATATCGATAAAACGCCGGTCTTCAACGCGGATGAAATTAACCAGTTACAATTTGCGACCGGTGCTATAATATTTAATTCGACGGTGCAAGTGCATCAGGCGTTTGATGGCACAACCTTTCGCAATTTGTACGAGCATCAGACTTATGTTACAGGTTTGGGAGCAACATTCAGTCTAGGGAGCGTAACAGTAACGATAGGTTGATAAGATGCCAGCAAGCAATATTTCATCAGATTTACAAGACCGACTAGACCGTTTTGGGATGCCTATGGAAAGCGCTACTCGGCCTAGATCTACGGCCAGTGTGCCAGAGCTTTCGGATGCAGAAATGGATTACATGCGAGAATCCGCTGGGGGATTCCGTACTCCTTTCCCGAGACTAATGGGTGCTCCGCAGGCTGGACCTGAAGCAGCTCAGCCTGCACCTCAGTCGTTAGAACAATCAATACAGTCTTTGATGATGAACGTGGATCAAACCGACGATCCCGATGAAGTAAAACAAATTGGCAAAACGATAGAGCGTTTACAGCTCGGTGCTCAAGCACCTTTGGGCGAAGCGGCTCTAATGGTACAACAAGCTGGCACTGGCGAAGATACCGTACTTGCACACCTGACACCCGGCGAGGTCGTTTTGCCTGCCGAGTTCATGGAGGACTCAGCGCTTGAGTCCATGATCCAGAAGAAGTTTGAAGAGTCAGGAATAGATCCAGCACAAGCTGTCGCTGGAGTAGGCATTGCCAGCTTGAACGAAATGACTGGACTAGAAGAGTTCGGTTTCTTCAAAAAGCTAGGTAAGTCCCTTAAAAAAGTAGCAAAAAAAATCGCACCAATAGCTGGTCCGCTGGCTAACTTCATACCCGGCGTAGGTCCGCTTGTGGCTGGTGCGATCGGCGCTGCTACTAATGTAGCCGCAGGCAAGGGTCTCAAAGGTGCTATCACGGGTGGCCTAGCTGGTTTTGGAACCGGCAAGCTCTTAGGCGGTATCAGTAGTCTTGGCGGAACGACCGCGGAAGTTTTCAAACAACTTGGTCCGCTCGATAAACTCAGAAGCTTGGGTTACGGCGCTAAATCAGGATTAGGTAGCTTAGGAGGTATGCTAGGTCTCGGCGGAGGACAAGCGCCAAAGATGCCAGCTGGTGGCGGGTTTGCTCCGCAAGTATCTTCCGGTGGATTTCAAGACCCGATGATGCAGTATGCTAATTTTGTCCAAACGACATTTCCGCAACAACCGACCTACAGCGATCCTTACACGGCACAATTGTTCCGACAACAAGATGCAAAAAATCAGCAGGCTCAAGGTGGTAGAGGTCTTGGGGGGCTGCTACGTGGCGTAGGCGGATTATTTTTTGGGGGCGGAAAAGACGACCAAGGTTATTTTGGAAGAGTCGGAGACGTCTTGGGTGGCGTTGGAGATTTCTTAGGCGTTACAGATTTTGCAGGCGGAAACACTCGCGGCGGACTGGCTCCTATATTAAACCCCGGTGGTGGGGGAGGTGGTGGCGGTGGCGGCGGCTTAGGCACGTTAGCTAAATTAGGATTAGGCGCAGGAGCGGCATACGGTCTGGGACGACTCGCAATGAGAGAAGCGGAACAAGATAGAGGCGTCCCTCTCACTCCGCTCACAACCATGGACGCCGGAGGGCGTTATAATCTGGAGGCAGAGCTTGCGAGGAGGATGGGCCGAGCAGCACCAAATCCTGTTGAGTTTGGCTTACAGCCTAGAATGCCTGCTTTGAGTGGCGGACGCGGCGGAGCTAGGAGACCGGCAGTAACTTCCCAATATGTGCAACAAGCCGCCATGGGTGGTGCTATGACTCCAATGGCTTACGCTGAGGGCGGCGATGTCACCATGGAAGACTTCGAGCGCAAAAACGGTTACATAGAAGGGCCGGGCACAGAAACAAGCGACGACATACCAGCTATGCTATCCGACGGTGAGTTTGTTATGACTGGCAGAGCCGTGCGAGGTGCAGGATCTTTTGAGATGAACGAAGAGCCTAACGGCATTCTTCGTTTGGTTCCAACCGCATCAGAAGATCGAGACCGAGGCACGAGGCTCATGTATAACATGATGGACGTGTTCGGGAGGTATGCCGATGCAACCAGTTAGAGGATATCAAACCGGCGGGTTGTTGGACGCGGGGTTTTACGGATTTGATCCTGAAGAGTTCGAGCCGCTCACTCAAGAAGAATACGATCAACAAGAAGCCGATTACTATGGCATATCGGTTGATGAGCTTAGACAATTTCGTCAGCAACAGGCTGGCATAGGAGCGCTGCCAGAAGCGCAACAAACAGCCGGTGACGCTCCTTACGTCGCGTCAGCTCAGACTAGCACCACCACAAGAGATCCTGCCTTACAGCAGCTCCTGTTCGGTCTAGATGGCGAAGGTGGTTTTATACCCGGTGCAATGCGAGCAGCCGAGTCCGTATTTTTTGACGAGGAAGGTAGGCCGGTCGTAGTACCGCAAGAAGTAGCAGGGTTAACTGCTGACCAGCTTGCGGCTCAACAGAGAGCTAGAGATTTAGTAGGAGTCCAAGATCGGTTTCTGACGGACGCAGAGGCCGCTTACAGGTCAGGTATTGGGCAACTACAGACTGGTCAAGATGCGGCGCGAGCGCTCGGTACACGCGGTTTGGAGGCGGTACAGACTGGAGCCACAGAAGAAGAGAGATTACGACGGTCGGGCTTGGAAGGTTTGCTCGGCTCAATTGGGGAAGGAAGGAGACTGGCGCGAGGCGCAACTGGAGATTTGTTCACTGATTTAGGTGAGACAGATGTAATTAGGCGTGGAGCGACTGGTCGTTTTGGTGAGCAGTTAGGTGAAGCAGAAGGCATTCAGCGAGGCGCTACCTCACGTTTTGGTACGACAGCGGGTGATATTGCTGCCGGTCAATTAGCCGCTACAAGAGGACTGAGTGGCGCTCTCGGCGAATCTGAAGATTTGTTGCGAGGTACAACTGGCGCTTACGACCAAGATCTTACCAGACAGTTCTTTGACCCCTTTGAGGATCAAGTTGTAAGACAAACCGTGGAGGACGCAGTCAAGCAAGCAAACATTGCCGACATTGCTCAAACCGCCAGAGATATTAGAACTGGTGGCGAGTCTGCTTTTGGTTCAAGAGCGCGGCTGTCAGCCGATGAGAGGACCGAGGCATTAGGACGTGGTTTGGCTAAAGAGATCGCGGGGATACGATCTAGGGGCTTTACAGAAGCTCAGAGAGCCGGTTTGGGTGAATTCGCTCGACAAAGACAAGCAGAGCGCACCGCGGCTTCAGGTTTGGCTGGGTTAGCCGGTCAGAGACTAGGAGCTGAGCAGGCGCTAGGCGGAACCTTGCGAGGGTTATCTGGAGACGTCTTATCAGCTGAAAGGGGCTTAGCATCTGGATTAGGTTCTTTGGCGGCTCAGGGTCTTGGCGCACAACAGCAACTGGCTTCTGGTTTAGGACAGACAGCAGGACAGCGATTCAGCGCGGGAACAGGCTTAGGGCGAACATTGGTAGGTTTAGGCCAGACTGGTCAGCAGGCTCAAGCTCGCGCAGGTCAATCCGCGTTGGGCGCAGGGCAGGCTCTCGCAGGAGCATTTGGCCGACTAGGAGGATTAGAAAGCCAAATCGGACAACAACGATTCCAAGCACAACAGGGTCTAGGCGGATTCCTTCAAGGTCTCGGGGGACAAGCTCAACAAGCAGGACAGTTTGGCGTGAACCTGTTGTCAGGAATAGGCGGTCAGCAGCAGCAACTACAACAGCAGATATTAGATGCACAGAGAGCCAATGCACTACAAGCGCAACAGGCTCCTCTACAGCAGTTCCAAGCTTTGTTGCCATTCGTAGGAACAGCTGCTCAAACAGCTGGTCAGCAGACAGCACAACAAAACTTTACACCAGCTCCTAGTCCGTTGATGGCAGGTCTGGGCGTCGGTTTATCTACGCTGGGCGGTATTGGTAGCTACCTTAACCAAGGACAACAAAGAGCGGTTTGATGGCGATCGGAAGACCGCAAATGGAAGAACAGATAGAGGGCTTCAAAAACGGAGGAGGAGCAGGTCGAGTGGAAGACGATGAGTTCAACCTTTTTCAAGACTATACAGCTGGCACAAATTTGCCCAGTTTAGACATGCAGCAGTTTGCCTCCGAAGATACGGACCCTTTTGATGGCGGATTGAACGTAGGTGGGATAGATCTGAGCGGCATGACTAATCTGCTGGCTTTTCAAAGAGCGCAGCAGAGAGCTAATCAGCCTTTTGGAGAAAGACTGCAAGACTACACGCAAAGATTGTTGTCTCCTCAGTCTTACACTGACGCTGAGGGTAATACCGTTAACTTGCCTCCAATAGCCGGTTCTACTACATCGCGAGACATCTTCGACTTAGCCAGCGATTTAGGAGCTGGGATTCTTTCTGCACAACAAAAAGGCGTGCGTAATCCATTTGTAGGATTAGGCGTAGGTTTTACCAACTACATAGAAAACAATCGCAAAGAGCTGAAAGCTGCTGAAAATCAATACAGGCAGGTCGCGTTACAAGCAGCAAACTTAGCTATACAAGATGAACAAAGAGCAAAAAAGTTTTTAGATGATCTCAGCATTAAATTTATTGACTCTGCCAACAAAGAAGCTGAGTACATAACGATCGAGCATGACGAAGTTGGCGAGGACGGAAAGATGACTCGCACCACCAGTACATTTCCAAACACTGCGAAGTACAAACCACAAATAGATCAATTGGTGCTCGAAAAAAATGGTAAGCCAACTAAGCTGGCTGAAACCGTAATCAATATGCCAGATCCGAATGCACAATACGCAGACAAAAAAGCTTATGACACGATAGATGCCCAGACTAAAGATTACCTAGCTAAAGCCAAAGCAGCTCAAGCGGTGTTGGATCAAGTGGGCGAGGCTTTTATTTTGGCTAAAAGAATTGTAGACGCCGGAGGTGAGTTTGGTCCTTTTGCTGACTCTACTTTAAAAGCTAGAGAGCTTATATCGAGCCTCGGGTACGGCAACTTGCTGGATGCAGAAGGCGCTATCGGTCCTCAAAAAGCATTACGCCAATTGTCCATGGGTTTTACCATGGCGATTGTTTCGCAAACGAAAGGCGCTATTTCAAACAGAGAGATGGAGCTTTTTATTAATGCTTCGCCAACTTTAGGATCAACTTACGAGGGTTACATGACGCAGCTGGCTTTACTCGAAAAGCTGGCCGGTCGAGACAAACAGTTTGCAAATGATTACCTAAATGAAATGGAAAGGCTCCGAAACGAAGAAGGAAAAAAAGGAGAAGATTTACGAATTGCGTTAGATTTATTTACTGCTAATTACGGCGATAACAATCCTTTGCTTACTTCAGAGGAAGAGGCGTTGTTACGAAGAGAGGCTCGCAAGTCCGCAGAAAAATTTCAAGACGTAAACCCAGAGACTGGCCAGACATACGAGGATACTTTTATCCCAGCACAATTCAAAAAATTGTTTGATGACGAGAAGCGCAGGATGCAACGCGACAAGGCTTCCTTGCCGATTATCACAAACCAAGCGCAATACGATCTTTTAGAATCTGGAGACAGATATATAGAAGATGGCGAAATATACGTTAAAAACTAATGGCTGAAAAAGAAAGCACATTCGGCGACAAACAGGTTCCTCGCAGCAGATTTGGAGGAACAAGGCTGGAGGATATCGAGTTACTCGATGATACACGCGAGCCGCGAAAGATCATCGAGGAGGATACCGCGGTTGCTAGTGGCGTGACCGAAGCTTTGATATCAGGCTTAACGAATGACGAGAACGCTAAGGTTTTTTATTTGGCGTCGAAACGATTTCCTGAGTTAGTCGAGCAGGGTAAAGATCCATCTCTGTATTACGCTTTTGACGAAGACGGAGAGTTGTTTTATAGAGATCCTTATACTGGTGATTACAAAAGAGAGTTCGGCCAAGATTTATTTGGCTTTGAAGTGGACTATTTAGATAACGTCGGACCAGCCGGTCAGTTTTTAGCAGAGGTCATACCGGGCAGCATGGGGTTGACTGGAGGTTTCATTGCCGGAGGTTTCCCCGGAGCGGTGGCAGGCGGAGGTGCAGGCACGGCAGTAGGAGGAGGCACTTTTTACGGTTTGAGAGCGGGGCTATCGGCGTTGTTAGAAGGTCCACCTTTAGACGTTGAAAAGGCAGCGACAGATTTGTCTTTGTCCAGTTTGATGGGCGCTTTGCCGATTGGTGTCCCTGCGAAGTCTGCTCCCGAGGGCATCGCTAAATTTTTGAGAATTTTTCCTGGCTCTGATGGTAGAACGGCCCTTGCCGACATTGTTCAGAATGGTGGGCGAACTGTTGATGAAAAGCTTGCTTACATGGCGGAGAGATACCCTGATGTCAAAATATCCCGAGCAGAAGCAAACGACTTAATCGGCAACCGCGGTTATAAGATAGAAGCTTTTCTTGCCAAAACAGCTCGAACAGACGAGCTGGCAGAGCATTACGCAGATCGTAACCAAAGAGTTTTGTATCACGCCGAGAGATTTTTTGACGATATTGCGAGTGGTGCTTTACTACCGAGAGCTAGAGGGAAAAGTCCCGCCGGACAAAAGAGTTTAGACCCTGAGTTTGATGTTGCTGAGGCAGCAGCAGCTTATCTCGAAAAAGAAAAGAAAAGACTACAAGAAATAACCGCCCCGATGTATCGAGAGGCTTATGACTTGGAGGGCGTGGTTGTTGATTTGAGCGACCTGCTCAAGCAAGTCGATGACGTCATAGCAGACCCGAATGTATCTAAAGAGAGGCTAAAAGCCTATCAGGATATGCGGAAAGCTTTGATAGACGCGAGGTTTGGAGATAACACACCTCGGTCTCAAACTGAATTGATTCATAATGGGTTGAAAGATAATTTCAATCGATTGATATCTAGATTGACAAAAGATTTAGACGGGCCTCTTAAAAGAGAAGTCTCTCTAATAAGAGATCAGATATCTCAAAGACTGAAAGCAGCAAACCCATTATACGAAAAGGTCACAAAGATTTACGATGAGGGAATCGGTTCTAGTCAATCTCTTGACCGGTCGATTGTCGGTCAGCTTGCAGACGCTTTAGAAAAAGGCGGGTCTAGAATAGCGCCGAAATTAAAAAAGTTTTTTAGTGGCGACATAAAACCAGCTGAAATAGAAACTTTGAAAAACGCTCTGCAATCCACTGAAGAAGGCGCGAGGGCTTGGCAAAATCTGAAAGGCACGTGGCTCTCTACGAGAATGAACGATGTTATCCAGTCTAATACGAATCCCTTATCGCAACCCAACGCATTCCTAAGAGCGGTTGGAATACGTCAACCCAAGGCAGCTTTTCCGCAAGAGAAAGTTATTTATGATCCCTTTGGTTTGCCGATTCAAAATGTTCCAATGGCAACGGACGAACTTGCAAGACTGGCGAAGGAAGTGGATGTCTACAAAGCCAAAGGCAAGATGGCTGAAATGTGGAAAGCTATTCTCGAACCTGATGAACTTCAGGCGTTTATAGATTTGACCGGCATGATGCAGATGGTTGGCAAGATACAAACTCTGGGCGGCTCTGATACTTTCGGTAACATTAGTATGAACATACTTTTAGCTAATGAGGCCAAGCAGGTTTTGCCAAGCACGCAAGTGGGAAGGCAGGCCGCTAAAAGAGCTGGCGGAATACTAGCATCTATTGCCTCAATACCATCCAGAATTACCGCACAAGGCTTTAGGGATCTGATGACTAGAGCTAACGCGACTCAGCTAGACGCATATAAAGATTTATTGATCAGTCACATCATTGACCCTAAAAAGACAGCAGAGTTACAAATGGTTTTGGATTCGGTGAAACCCATTTCATACATAATGGGTCAGGCTGCTTTGAGAGGTGGGCCAGAAGCATTGACCGCTTTGTTTGAAGATATAGAAGAAAAAAACCAAAGCTTAGAGGAGAGCCAACAAGAAAGGCTAGAACAAAGACAAGAAGATCTTCGATCGATGCAAACTCCTGTTCCCGACGTCGGAGCGCAAATGGAGATGGTACAACCGCCCAGTTTGGATTTACCTTTGTTTGAGGACATCGATACCGGAACCAGCACGGCTCCGATTGATCCTGCTGTTTCTGCTATTGTTTTACCGAGAGACGAGGATAGAGAACTGGCGATGAGATTGCGCCAAAGACAAGGTGGTATCGGGAGTCTTTCCTAAGCTTCTAGTTGTAACTCGCCTTGCGGCTCTGTCTCTCTCATAACTATCACTGCCCCCTCGACACCGTAATCAAACTCAAAACCCATGTGGGTTTCGCCTGCGATCTCGATGGCAATGTTACGAGATATCAACCGCATCAAAGCTGCCTGCTGATGCATGGTGGTTCTCGAAAATAAATCGATTACTTCTTTTGATTCGAGCACAGGCTGATACGACTGTGGAATCGCTTTTGTTTTTTTGCTGAACAAATTCAACTGACTGCCTGTTCTGGAAAAATGATTTTGTGTTCTCTTTCTATCAAAACCTTCAACTGGTCAATCTTGGTCCGACGCTCAGAATTACAGATCTCCTGTAACATGTTGTAAGTTTGAACGTCGAGAGCCAAAGACTTCCTAGTCTTCGGATTTACTTCTTCAACTTCTGTGTCCATGGTGGAGCTTCTCGCACTTACAATTAGTGGATCATATTATAAAAATTTGTGATAATTTGCAACTATATGTACCAGCCCAAAAACTACATGCTCTCGATGCAAAGCCATTGGGGGATTAACCAGAACACCTATCAGGCGGTGCAGGACTCCCTGCCGATCATTACCAAGTATGCCTCGCAACAAGGCGTAGGCAAGATGAAAAAGACGCCGATTCATAAGATGCTGAAGAACCCGTTTCCCGAGGTGTACACGGTTCCGATCTTTCGCCGCTCGTGGTGCAAGATGATGGTTAAAGAGATTGACTACATGCAGAAGGAGATTGGTTTCGAGGCAAACGAGGATGAGGATGCCTTGCGCCGGATACCGGAGATCGTGTTACGAGAGAAGTGTCCCGAGCTTTACCAGAACATGTGGTTCGTAGTTCGCACTGTTCTCAATCCGATCATCATGGCTATATGGCAGCGTAGTTGTCCTGACCCAGCCAGCATTCAGATTGCTAACTACAATGTTAAAGAGACGGACAAGGGTCATTGGCATCATGATGAAAGCGCTGACATATCGATCGTGGTTCCGCTCAACACTGGTTCTTATACTGGTGGTGGGACCGAGTTCCATAACCACGGCAAACTAAAGCCGCTGCCCAACGGCCATGGTTTGATCTTCCCATCCTTCACTCACTCTCATCGAGGCTTGCCAGTCGGCGAGGGCGACCGATACCTGCTTGTCTTTTGGCTCTGCAATAAATCGAGAATGATAAACATCCTGCAAAATTCTTCTTAAATATATTTGTATAAAAGTGTAGACATCGACACGGTAATTTGAGATACTTCTTTTGTCGGGAGGATGGTCCTCCCCACTAACGGAGAAGATGATGGAAAACGAATTCGACGTCTACCTAGAAATCATTCACAACATCGTGCGTGTTGAGGCTCGAAGAATCAGCAAGGGCTACAAGTTTGTTGCCATAGAGGCTAATGGCACGGAACACATTGTCAGAAAAAAAAGCGGCAAGCTGCGATGCACTGCTCATTTTCACACGGTGCATATAAACGACAATGTTAAAGAAGATAATTTGGCGGCTCGCACCCAGTGTGCAAAAACAGCCACATACGCAGGATCAGAAATTTATGTCAGATCCTTACCAATAACGGTGGCCGCGTAAGCGGCCCAAGGAGAAGGTGAAGCAATGAAAATCTGGAACGACATCGAAGTAACTTGGAATCGCCAGTACAGATATTGGGAAATCACGGGCGACAACATTGAGCGAGATTCTTGGGAATGGTTAGGCCATAGCGACTTGAAGAAACACGCCGTCGAAGACGCAATGATTTACGCATTCGATACTGCGTGTGGGCCAGCGAGAGGTAAGCGCGTTTTAATTTATACCCAGAAGGGCAATCTCGCCAAAACAATCGAGGCCGCGTAAGCGGCCCGACTGCAACTGATGAGCTGGGCCGCTTTGCGGCCCTTTTTTTTGCCTAAAATAATTAATATTTATTTGTATACAAGTGTAGACATCGACACGGTAATCTGGCATTATAATGTCTGTTATTAAGACAAACCGGAGTAATCGAAATGGCAAAGATCCTAGAAACCAAAAGCCTAGTTAACGGTGGGTATATTCAGCTCATCAGAATCCGCAAGACTTTCAGAACTGAGTTGGTTGAAGAAGACGGTTGGAAAATTGTTCGGAATCACAGATTCTCAGACAGCGCTCTAAAGAGATTCTCTAAGTTTGCTCATCACCCGCGACCGGTTACAAAGGAGCAAGCAGCAGCGTCTAATTTGATCCGAATCCCCAAGCATTTCTACGACGATTGCGTATATTGTAAGTTCCAAGTTGTCCCGATTGAAAGGGAAACCGAAGCGCATTATTGGATTGATGTAAGTAAGGACTCGGACGGGCTAAAAGAACTAATCTCTAGAGCCGACTCTTACGCAGATCTAGAAGTGTCACCTGTATATAAGGAGTATGCAAAAGTCGTGACAAGCGCCAAGGAGCTGCTCAAGGCGCTAGAAGGTGTTTCTTTGCAGGGGTAACAATATTCCAACTGATGAGATGGGCGGGTAGTTCCCGCCCCGAAACCGAAAGGTCTTGGGAAACTAACCGGAGAAAAAAAATGGATCGAATAGCACACGAGATTGAAGTTTTAGAGTATACGATCGAAGGTTACATCAACGATTGCCGATCGATTATGGGAGTCCAGTTTTTTGGTGACGATTATGATTGGGAGTCTGACAAGCAAGTTCAGGGATTAAGAGAAAAGATCAGTGAACTCAGACAGATTCAACAAGGAATACTAACTGACTAATCCAACTGACGAGGCTGGATGGTAACCAGCCGAAACCCCCGCTGGGGGTCTTGGAAAACTAACCGGAGAAAAAGATGGAAATAAATTTAACAGTCTCAGAGAAAGACTTCCTTTGTAGATTGCTAAAAGAGGAAGCAAACAATTTGTTGGATGATCTAGACGGAGAAAAGGAAATTTCAGAAACAGCGATTAGGCTTTTGAATGATGCTCATGATTTTGTGAGCCGACTGAAACGTAAGATCGAAGAAACTTAATCTCCGGTGGGGGGAGCTTCGGCTCCCCCTTCTTCTGCCTCCTCTAAAATCTGCTTGCGATACTGAAGCAGTGCCTTACCCCGCAGCATACTATTCTGACTCTTATCTTTGTTGCGCTTAGCCCAGAAGCTTGCGTCTTTCTTTTTAGTGCTAGGTTCTAGCACGATGCTCGGCTGGTCTCCGAATAGATCGGCTTTGGTTTGCTTAAACCATACATTTATATCTCTCATACGGCGCACGCCTCCGGCCTGGATATCTACACACTTAAACCCCATAAGATCCCAGAATCTGTTTGCGGCGATGTCTGATCCGCACCGCAAAGATATGCCGCTGATGTAACTCATTTGCCCCAGCCCCTCTAACATATTCACTAAGCCAGCACCGTACCAGTTACCGCGCAGGTCATACTCGATACAAGCCTGATGAATCTTTAGTGGCCGATCGACAGACATGCTGCCATGGTAGAGATAGCCAGCGTGTTGATTGTTGACGAGCGCCAGCAGGATTCTCTCTTTGTCTATCTCTCTCTCGAAAACTTGTGTTGGATAGAACGCCAGCTCCTCAGCGTTTTTCTTTTGCAGGTAGTCGATGAAGACTAAGTCATCGACAGATGCATAGCGGATCTCAAGCTCCACTTCTCTTCTTTGCCATCATGTCGGCGGTGTACCGATCGTAGTTGTCATTGAACATTTTTTCCCACCATTGCTCATAAGTGATCTTAGCTATCGGTGTTCTGTCGTAACGTCTGGACCAAACATATCGAGCGGCACAAAGCTTCTTCTGCTCTGCCCAGACTTCCTCCTGCTCTTCAGACGTCATAATTTAGTGTAAGCTCTTCGCCCTCTTCGATATCTCGTTTAGCAAACAGATGGTAGACGCGGTAATCGTCCCAGTCGTAAATGTCATTCAGTTCGCAGTTTGCATCCTCAGAATGATTTAGGAAACCACCAAGCGGAGTCCGCACGTAGCCTTGATACAGTGGCATCTTAATATGTGTCGGACCTAAGTTAGTCATACTCTCAATCGGTTCCGCGGCAAAGATGCCGTGACCCTCTATCTCACTCTCCCCTAATCGCAGGTAAGGCTCTAAAGGACGATAGTAAAACTTATCCATAATCATCAGTACATATCTCCGAGCACAATCTCTTGCACACCACTTAGATTGTAGGGTGGGTATTCATCTTTGTCCTTACAATCCAGTATGAGTTGCAGCGCCTGCTCGTTACGAGCTTGGCCATAAGCAATGACCTCGCTTGTGCATTCGTAAACAACAAACGGATACGGGTGATTTTTTTCTTGCGCTAGGAACTTGAACCCATCAGCTCTCATGTTCAGAGCACGACAGGCATCAAGATACAGAGCAGCCTGCATGTAATAGTTGAAGTTATTCACCGCACTTTTAAATCCGCGAGGAGATGCATCCCTAGCAGTTTTAAGATCCCAGACATACTGACCATCATGCCAGTCGATGCGAGCTTTGAACGGATGGTTGTGCCAATAGAAGCACATAGTCAGCTCCACCTTATCGGTTTCACGTGGAACATAGTCGAGCACTACGCCGCGTCTCTCCATACAGACATCGAACATGTCCTGCTTGATCGGAGTGCGATCACCGATACTTGCCTTGAAGTCCTCGTATTCTTCTTTGCCTGCCTTAGTGCGACGATCTACATTCGGCTCAATAACAAACTCTTGATCAAACTTATCCAGCTCAAGAAAAACTGTGTGTTGTACACGGCCCTCGATTAGCGCTGGCGTTTCTTTTACTGGACCTTCGTTCTTCCATGTAAACGCACACTTGGATGCAGCTGTAAGATCATGCGATCGATATGCCTCGATAGCGGCGTACTCTTCATACGGTACCTTTTCGTAAATGCCTACTTCAAACTCCATGCTTACTCCTTCCGCGGATCTGTGCCAGCTGCTCGCTTCAAATACCAAACACCTTTTTCTAAATCGGTTGTCTCAGCTCCAGCTTTCTTGCCTGCTCGCCACGTGTACTTGAACGCATTAATCTTGCAATAGATTCTGACTTCTTCTTCACCAAACGCACTGACCATTGCGTCAATGCACTCGATGTCGCCAGACTTATAGTGACTCGGTTGGTTTACGACTTGATCGAGTTTTTTTGGTCGGCCTCGTTTCTTCTTCATCAGGTTGCTCCTCTTCTCTCAGAGTGTTTTTGATGGACTCTATAAAGTCGTCCGATTCATCCTCGTCAAACTCTACAGTAATTGTTAATGTTACTTTTTTACCCATAGATAGAAGGAGATCCGCACCCCCGTCGCTTAGCCCGGAGATGGTAACATGCTATGGCAGGTGCGGTTCCTTATTCTAACTAAAACGGTACTTCGTCTTCGTCGGGTTGATCTTTCTGGAAGTCAGACAGCCCCCCAGCTGCCGGACGGTAGTCATCCTTTTTTCCGCCCTTCTCCCGAGCTGCTTTGATCTCGAAAGATTCTTCTATCATCTCTTTCAACCAGTCAGGTAAGTCGTCCCAGACATCGCACATACGCTTAGACTCTTCGTCGGACTCGCCGGTAAATTCTTTTGCGTACACGTCTAAGTCGAAAACGGTTTGCTCGTTCTCTGTCTCTTCTGCTTTGACGCCACCTTCTGGCTTATAGATACCCTCGACAGCTGTCCCGCTGGACCCATCAGTTTTTTGATACGTGACCACGTCGAACTCGCAGGTTTTACCTAACAGTTTTGTTATGTCGAATCCTGCTATCTCTTCGTCTGTAAACTTACGGCCCCTCCAAGACTTCAGCTCTTGGAACAAGGTTGCTCCTTCGTTCATGGACGCCGTGTACTTCTTCGACATACTGAAGCGACGACCGTCCTCCATTCTTATTTCGTCCCAGAACTCATCGCCATCATCGCCCATTTGCACGTGGGTGACTTCCCAATATAAGTAAACCAGCGTGCGGGGTTTTGGCTTTCCGCCTTTGTAACTCTCGGCCCTAGTGCCTGCGTCAACTATCTTATAGCAGATAGCTTTATACCTTCCGGCGTCGAGACTTTCGTAGTCGCCACCCTTATTAGTAATAGTTAATCCCATATTTATGTCCTCCGGTCATTGTGTTGATTTGCAAAATTATGTAGCATTTTACACCTTTGCACACTGGAAACAAGATGTCACTGAAGATTAAGACACCGGTCACCAAGAATTTTGATAGACCCTTCAGTGGTAACGTGCGAGATGAGTTCTCATCTTTTCTAGCAGCTAACAACTTAGAGCCGGACCCGAAGAAAGGGTTGGTGACTGATGGAAGTATCGGTCGAGCTTATATTAACGTAGGCAACCAGCGCAAGTTAGTTGGCTGGTATCAGCTATGGACGGACCAAGCGGTTCCCTTTGGTCGGATAGGCGACTATCGGATATCAGCAACCGAGCCTACGGCTATCTTCAAACCCGAGCACCAGCAGCGTTACAAGCTCACTGCCGAGCAGAAAGCAG